TTGCTACTAGTTGCCAATCGTTCTTGTCCTTGAATGCCAATATCTTGATTTGATTTAATGGGCAAATAGGTTCTGCTGTTTTCTCCGGCTTGACTAGAGCAATTAGCTCCCACTCAGCAAGAAGATTAGCAATTGAATTACGTCTACCTATATCGCTTTCTGAAAAGTTAGTTGGTTTACCGTCAAGTGCAAACAATTCCTTGAAATGTGCGATATAGTATTTGCCCTGCTTGTGAAGAATGTGACAAGACTGATAGAGTGTCTGATCTTTCTTTGAAGCTACGCCAATTCTAGTCAATGTTTCTTTGACTTTAAGGAAGTCATCACGCTCTTTTAGCGTCACCTCCACCATGTCTTCTACGCTCCACATTACCCACTCCACCTTTTTTTGTTATAGTTATTATATGATCAACCTGATCAGAGGAGAGGATTCGCATTGCTTCTAGTGCTTTTGCGCTTGAACACTGGTAGTACTCTTTGATAGCATCCAGAATATCATTCTTCTCTTTCTTGACCCACGGCTGAAACTTGCGTTTCATAGATCTAATACTATTTAGATAATATTGGAATTGTAGCTTTTCGTCCAAACCGTGTCTCAAGTTCATTTCATTGGCATGTAATATAGAATCAACGTGATATGATAGCGCACGATTGACCACAAATGCATTATACGATTTCTCAAAGTCTGGCTCATTCGATAGATCCTTCTTCGTCTTTTGAATTGCAGGCAATATATCTTTGAATAGATCCATTTCAATACTCAGATACAGTATATTTTCTTAAAGTATCAGCTTCTTCTTTCGTAAGCTTTTTGACTGGTTTTATAGCATCCTGTTCAATGTTGACTAGAATCATTGTTCTACCATCTTTCGTAGTCCTCTTTCTTGTTTTAAAAGATTGTGGATTTGCCTCAAAAATATACCCATCCCACTTGAATTTATGTCGTGGCGCAGGAACCGATATGAAATATAGAACGTCAACATTTCTACATTTGTTCAATTGATTTGGTTTGAATGTAAATGCTTTCTCAAGAATAAACGGAACTTGCGTCTTCACCTCAATCGTTTGACCATCACATGTCATGTCCTTCTCGCGATCATAAGGATCAATCGATTCCTGAACAATCTTGCCTTGACTACTTAGCATATTGATGATTATCTTTTCACCAATTCTACCAAGAATATCAATGTCTCTTTCACGAGTTTTCATTTGAATGAACACTCCATCATGATCGTGGTCAAACACGCAACCATATTGATTTCCTGATCCGCAACAAATGCCGACTTATATTGATAGTCGGCAAGAATTACGACAGCCTGAGGAATAGACTGTGGTTGTAGAATATCATATAATGAGTCATAGATCAAACGGAAAATCTTGACTTGATCTGCATCATTATTCACACCCACCCACTTACGCATGGATGTAAAGTCTTTTTCCTTTAGATGCGCGACAAGATCTTTGAGATTGACATCAGCAACTTGTGCTAATACACCCGTGTCGATTTCACCCTTTACCGAATATCTCTGTAGCTCATTCAATACACGACGATAGTCAGGAAAGTGCTTTTGTATGATTTGAACAAGAACGGTATTATCGTACTTTACTTTTTCGATATCGAGGATGTGCTGGATTCTCTTTAGAAATCCAGCAGCCATCTTGACCTTGTTTCCGTTCTTGATCTTGAATTCAATCACAGAGCAGCGTGAATGAATCGCATCAATCAATCGCGCCTTGTAATTGCAAGTAAAGATGAAAGAGCAGTTTGCCGAAAACTCTTCGATTGCTGCTCTCATTGCTGCCTGTGCTTCTGGTGTCAGATAGTCTGCCTCGTCAATGATAACGACTTTTCTACCACCAGAAAAACTCATTGACGAGGCATATGACTTGATCTTGGTACGAAGAACGTCAATACCACGTTCATCTGAACCATTGATCACCATGAAATCACAACCCACTTCATTGCACATGGCCTTGGCGATTGTAGTCTTACCTACGCCGGGACCACCTGTAAGAAGAAGATTCGGAATGTTCTTTTGATTCACATATTCTTGGAATGCACTCTTGATATTTTCGGGAAGAATGCAATCAGAAACCTTCTGTGGTCGATACTTCTCGGTCCACAGAAATTGATCATTATTTGCCATTACAAATCTCCTTTTTACTTCACACCAGTATAACTACTAATCGAACACATTGCAAGAATTAAAGGAACAACGACGATCCAGAAGAATATAACAAGAGGCTTTCTCTGCTCTCTCGCCAATCTTCTTCGTTCTTCTTTTAGTTTTTCTTCTTCAAGTCTAATACGTTCTTGTTCTTGTCTAAACAATTGTAGTTTTCCGTAACAATCCGCACAAAACCAGACCGTACGATGTCTATAATGTGTTCTACTTGAACTATAACTTCTATTTGAAGATCTATAGTTTCCGGTTGTCCAAGAATTTGAGCTACTTGATCCTCCACCCTCGCCTTCCCAGCCGCCCGTTTCTTCTGTTACTTGCTCACAAAAAGCCTCGTTTTTTGGAACTCTAACATAACAAAGTTCACAAGCACATGTTGCATATCTTTTGCGAGCCATAGAAGATTATTTTTTACTCGTAACAGTCTCGTATGCGCTCTCGAAATCGCGGTTCTCTTGAGTGTCCATTTCGAAAGATCTATTGTAGTGTGTCTTTGCAAGACGGCGAAGAAGTCTCTTAGGAAAACCAATTTCCTCGTGCAACTTGTTTACCGTTTCCTTGACAAGATCACGTTCAGCAGCAACACGGGTCATGCTATCGTTTAGCACCTCAATAGCGTCAGCAACCTTTCTGATTTCTTCTGGCGACATTGCAGGAACGCCACTATTGTTACCAATTGTTGACATGTTATCACTCCTTCGTCTTTTCAGTTGCAATCCAATACTTGATTGGAATATTCTTGCCGGTGAAAGTCACGATTCCCTTTGTTGCAGCTACAGTATAATTGGTCGAGATCAACTTGATGTTCTCGGTACGAAGAACAAATTTGAAGCTTTCGCCATTACCCTTAGCGATCTGCAACTTCTGTGTATGTGACGAGTCATTCGTGGCATCAAATGTAGTGATATTAATTGCATCACCATCACTCTCAATGCTCATGTTTGGTTGCTGAAGAATTGCAACGCAACGAGAAATCCATGATAGATCATTTTCATCCAGATGAAAAGTAGCAACTGCACTAGGTACAGTCAGCTTCTTATCTGGTGGACATACGATCATGGATGCATCTGTATAACGATAGGTTATCGTTGAACGTCCATTGTGACCCGACAATGTTAGATGCTTGTCATAGAAAGACAATTCTGGATCATCCTTGCTGAGTGAAAGAACACTCAGAAAATTTGGAAGATCATAGATACCAAAGTCATTTGGAAACGATTCCTTGACCGTGGCTTCTACTAGAATGTTTTTCTGAGGCGAAATTGTTGAAATTGTGTCGCCCTTCTTGAAGAAAATCCCCTGATTGATTTGGGAGAAGTTCTTTAGAATGTTGATTGTATCCTGAGAAATTTTCATAATAAACTCCTTCAATGTATGAAGACAATAGTATCACATTAGTTTGGTGGAGTCAAGCACTCCAACATCAATTCAATCTCTTCTTCTAGATTTTCCTTTGTTCCATTGTTACTAATGGTATAATCAGTCTTATATCCCATCCACGCCCATTCTGAATAATGAACATCTGGTTTTATTCCAGAATCACCATTATTATACATTGTTGCATGAATATACCATTCTGGTATTGCGCCTCTTTGTATTTCTACAATCTTGCCGCCCATCTTGTGAACGGAGTCAATTTCGTTTGGAAATCTTACATCTGTGATTACATAATCACGATTTAGTTTTATTCTTTTTTCCAAACAAGCAACCCAGAAATCTGTATGAATGCAATCGCGCATACATTCAGTTCCTATTATTTGTAGAATGTATCTTGGTGTTATATCTTTACCAAACCTTTCAGACCACCATGGATCTTTACTTTCGCGAAACTCCCTAGACTCTTGTGTATCGCCTTCCAATAAATGACGAGGCCAGCCAAATAGACTTGCGGTAATTTCCTTAAGAGGAGCAGCGAAAGATTCGGTGAAGAATCCTCGCTGCGCCAATATTTCACCCGCAGTACCTTTGCCTGAGCCAATGGTACCAACGAATCCTATGATCATATGCGTCCTGTATACTGAGCAATCTTAGATAGGTCGCCAGTAAACGCAAATGTTCCGACATGTTGTGTCTTCATCCAAGGACACAGCCAAATCTTGATACCGATCTTGCGAGACATCTGACAGAAGAAATAATCTTCCGACAAATATCTCTCCGATGATCCTGGTGCATTTGGACCACGATCAATGATCGTATCAAAATACGCATGAATGTAGCGAGATCCGTCAAAGTGCTTTTGACCGACATGATCTGGCTTATAACGATATTCTGGAAATGCGTCTTCAAATTTCTTGAAGACTTCACGCTTGATCATCATGAAACCTGTACCGATTTCCATGACTTCAAGAGGTTCAGTAATTGAAAACTGCTTTGTTCCGGCTACTGGATTGAAAACGAATTCACCAATCAATCCATCAAGTTCGCCCGGAGAAATATCAGGCTTGTTCTTAACGGCCTGTGCGACATTACCCCAATTAATCGACTTCTTGGGATATGGTCCACCAATAATTTCTTTATCTAGAGCAAGAAGAGTTACAACATCTTGTGGATTGAAATGAATGTCAGAATCCAAAAACAAGAGATGCGTAAATCCTTCATTACGAAGAAATTCATCAGTAAGATAATTTCTTGCGCGAGTAATAAGTGATTCGTTAAATAGAAATGAAAACTTGGCTTCAACGCCATATTGATTTAGAATAGCTTGTAGATCCAAGCAGGACTTCATGTAAAGTCCATTTGCCATACCACCGTACATTGGTGTGGCGATAAACAATTTTCTTTTTCTTAGTTCCTCAACAGAGATAGAAATTTCCATAGTATACTCCACTCAAAAAATGATTACTAAACCATACTCCTATTTAGTTAGCAAATAGAAAGAAGGGGAAGATTTCCCTTCCCCTTCAATAGGCTCAACCTATACTAAACTCAGGCAGAACGACGAGTCTTGGTCTTGCGAGCAGCAGCCTTCATGGCCTTGGTAGGAGTACCAAGACGATAAACGCGAACAGTGCTGCCATCGCCACGACGCTTCAGGTTCGTGTAGATTGCGTGACCGTCCTGACGCAGCTCATGAATGCGCTGCGCAACGTTCTTGATACCAAAACGATTGCGACCCTGTGCAACCGAAAAAGTATTGTACGATGAGTTGCCCTTCAGAACCGAAAGCATACGAGCCTTAGCAGAAATCTTAGCCATTTATTACACTCCATAACAAAAGGTTGCATCGAAAAAAACGGAGCGGCGAGCAACCAAATACGCCGCTCCATTATTCAGTATTATATCAATACCGAATTGGTTTGTCAAGCATTAAAACACAATCTCGTTAGCCTGCTTGATCTTTTCTTCAAGAGATGCATCCGTCGTTGCTGTAGACGTTTCCGTATTAGCAACAACAGGAGCATTAGCCTCTGCATCAATCTTTGTATACAGATCCATGAACGAAGTCTTGGTGTCAACATCAAAACGATTCAGACACAGACGAATTGCCTTCATGCGATCACGACTGAAGATCTTGTATGCGTCGCAAATATGCACAAGACGACGAGTGGAAATAATCTCGGTCGTGCCGCCATCGTAATAGGTACGACGAATTGCATCTGCCCACTTGATAAGCAGCTCAACAAAGGTCTTGTCATCCTCCGTACGATCCAGAAGATTATGTAGAATCTTCTTCTCGGTTACGGCAGGCGGATACTCCTGCTCCATCGTGATAGAGAAACGTTCCAGAAACGCCTCGTTCATGACGTTAGTGCCAATGAAGCGGCCATCGTCAGAACCACGACCCTTGGTATTTGCAGTAGCGATTACAGTAAATCCACGAGCCGGCTGAACCAGCTTGTTGATCTTCTTGATGAAGACAGACTTGCCTTCAAGCACGGGCTGAAGACACATAAGCTTGATGGTACCAAGGTCAACCTCGTCCAGAAGAAGAACCGCACCACGCTCCATCGCCATCACAACGGGACCATTATGCCACACAGTCTGACCATCGACAAGACGGAAACCACCAATCAGGTCGTCCTCGTCAGTCTCAGCCGTGATGTTCACGCGAACCATCTCGCGGCGAGCCTTGGCACAAGCCTGCTCGACCATCATGGTCTTGCCGTTGCCAGACAGACCAGTGATATAGACTGGATAGAACATCTTGGATGAAATGATCGACTCAACATCCGAGAAGTTACCAAAGGGAACGTAATTCTTATTGGGAGTCGGAATCAAAGACTCTGAGATGTTTGTACCAATAGTCTGAAGATTCATCGTAGTTGCCTGTGGCATAGGAGTTTCCGAAACAGAAGGCATAGGAGTTTCTACAGCACCAATGCTGGGAAGCTTATAGACACCGCGAGAGTGACGATACTGATCGTCAATCGCGATCCACCTAGGCCACTTGAAGTTATGAGCGCGGCAAAGTTCCTTGGCATCCTTGCGAGAAATGGTAGTCATATACCCGTTCTGGTTAGCCAGTTGAATGAAAGCAATCTGCTTTTCCGTAAGCGACATATTTTCCTCTATCAAGTTATGATTTAGTATACGATATATAATTGGTATAATCAAGCACTAATTTTCTCAATGAACCGAGAAAGAACAATACGATTGTCCAACTTGTTCTTGGAATACTTGGCAAAGACCTTCGCAATGCTCTTTGCTGTAGTTGCCTTACCAAGATTAAGTTCGGTGGTCTGAATGTTCATCTCCTCAGCCTTGAGAATGTAGTACACAGAATAACCACGATTGGTAACTTCAATGTACTTGTTCTTTACATAGTCCTTATACAGCTTCTCGACCTGATTTGGATCTGCTGAATACTGTGAGAAAAACATGGAATTCACTCGGAGTGAATTTATATAGTATCCAATCACATTCGTTCCAGTTCTCTCACGCAGACGATTCAAGAAGATTGCCGTTGTGGCAGAATTATCCCACAGATTATCAACAACAGCTTCACTCTTGGTAACGGTATCACGAAGAACCACATCTTGAGTATATGGATTATAGCCCTTGTTCCTAACCTCAATACTGTCTGTATCCTCGCCATCGGTAAGAATGACGGTGTTGACGATCTGAAGCTTATGCTTCGCACGAAAAGCATTGACAATGCTTGTCGCACAAACAATAGTCGCATTCAAAGGAGTAGAACCGAAAGTAAACGGCCTGATATCTACAGCAGCATTCATTTTCCTAAAGAACTTGCATAGCATCAGAAGATTACCGATAGCCTGATTGAACTCGCCTTCCTTCATCCTTGAAGACAGCAACTGAAGCAGAGACAATCTTGAATTGATAAGCAAATCACCATCCTTGTATGAATGCTGACGTGCTTCGATTGCACTGATCTCTTCGGCAGACATATTCTTATGTCCATATGCATTTGAAAATGCATAAACGTCAAACGGAATCTGGACACGCTTGCAGAACATGACCATATTTACAAGCTGCTCAATCAATCCAGAAATTGAAGTTGTCATCGATCCAGACCAATCAATGAACATTACAAGTCCATGATTCTTTCCGGTGGGTACATTGGTGATGCGCTTGAATAGGTCATCATTATACTTGTAGGTGTGCAGCTTGTTGGTATTGATCACACCAGTCTTGGAAATTGACGAGCGAGAATAGGTATCAGCCGCCTTTCGCATCTCAAATTCCTTGACCATGTATGAAATTACCGCAGCGTTCTCCGAACGGAACTTGATGCACTCTGCAAGAACCTGCTCCTTGGTATGACCAGGAATAAATCCATATATGTCGCCGCGACGAGCCACCTCAGAAAGACCGACGAAGCCATTGCCACCATCATGAACCTGCTTGTAAGGCACAATCCAATTATGACCGTTGACCTCGGGAATGTTTACATAAACATAGCCCTTGGTCCCTTCCCTAACGAGTTCATCCTTCTTGGATTCCCAAGACTCCTGAGTCTCGGAAGTCGGATTCTGTCTAAATCCCTCATCAAGAGGAGACTTGGTCTTCTGATCGGAAATTTCATCTTCGTCGGAAGAACTGGTCTCCGAATCATCATCTTCGGAATCAGAAGAACCCTCCTCTTCATCGTCCTTGCCGGATTCACCAGCAGAACCTTCATCCGAAGTCTTGCCGTCAGACTTGTCGGATTCATCTGAGTCATCGGAATCTTCCGAAGAAGAATCGTCAACCTCATCAGATTCTTCACCAGACTCCTCGCCAGACTTGTCTTCATATGGCATGGAAAACTCACCACTCTCATCGGGGTAGAACTCCGAATCGTCGTAATAGTTTTCCTCGTCATTCTCAGGCTGATCTTCCTTATGTTCCTTACAATAAGTATAGATTGCCTGAGCAGCCTTGACAACATCGTCAAAGCTTTCGCAATTCTCAGCCATTTCAACCAGCTTCTTCTCAGCCGGAGTGAAGTCGATGATGATTGCAGAACCAAGCTTCAAATGAAGATTGATGCGGTCAATCAGACCGTAAGACTTGATGCTACGTCCAGCGGTGCCAAAGAAATTGCGATCCAACAAATCCTTATAGCCAAGGGAGAAGGAACGACGCATACCAGGATAACGACGACGCACAAGCTTCTCAATGCGACCGTCTTCGATCACATTCAAAAACATCTTGGAACCGTGAGGGTTCTTGGCATCAATCGATTCGATGGCATTCTTTAGAATATCCGCTGACGGCGGAGTGTCAAGAGCGTGACCGACCTCGTGTCCGACGAGCGTATCATAGATGTTGCCAGTCATGTTCTTCCAAATTGGAAGGACAAGAAGACGCTTCTCAACATCAAAATACGCCGTACGAACCGCACGATGCTCGACGGTCAGGTTTTCGTTTGCCATGAGACGCGCAAGCTGACTCTTGGCTTCCCTATGAATTTGGGAGTTGCTGTTTTCTGTCATCATGTGGTTAGTATACTCTGCTGTTTTGGTAAAGACAAGGACTTTTTTAGTCCACCACATATCTATATTGGAATTGCCAATTAGTCCTTGATGGCAATGAATCCAGTAAATGCATAGTTTTGCCAGAATGTATCAATTGAATTCTTGTTGAATCCTGCCTCAATGCACATATTGATCAATTCATCTCTGGTATTTGCCTTCAACATGGAACGAAGCTTCTTTTCCTTGGTCATGATATCATCATACTCAAAACTCTGACGTTTGAAGTCATAGTATGTGAAGGTTCTCATCTCCTGAATTAGGGAATGATTCGACAAAGTCTTTTCAGCAAAGATGAATGCTCCACCAGGAATTAGACTGTCATAAATTTGGTTTATGACATTTTGACGATCTTGCCTTGGCATGAATTGCAAGGTAAAGATTGATGTTACCAATGAAGTCTTGGCTGAAAATTCGACCTCGCGAACATCACCGCAGAAAAAACCAAGATTTGATGGAATGCTATTGTTTTCAGATTCTTGAAAATGGGGATAGAAATCTTCTTCGATTTCAATGCCAATGTATTGGGCTTTCTGAGCAATAGTCTTGTTCTGTTCAATCATTGCCTTGAGCATCTTACCCGTCGAACAACCAATATCGTACACAATGGTATCGTTTTCAACAAAGTACTGCGAAAGATTGATGACATCACCAATTAGATCATTGTACCCACGAATTGACTGACTAATGTGATTATCAAAGCCCTCTTCGCGCTGGGCAAAGGTAAATTTCTGTGTCATCTATTGCTCCAATCCTTGCAAATGTCCATGATACGTTTTCTTTTACGATAGTTGATCATTATATCAGGTATCAGAACAGAGTCAAACAATTTATCTATTCCAGATCCCAGTTGCAGATTGATATGCTTCTTGACACCACCAAACTGTGCAAACTCGACAAATGCTTCTACTACATGATGCTTTTGGTATGGTTGATTGAGTTCGTACCAATCTTTGCTCCAAAAGAATTCTTTTACTGCATCCGTGAGATATGGAGTTATGAATGTCTTGTTGTGTCTATCGGCAATTTTCTTGTGCCAAAGATGTCCTGCACGATGATCAATCTTGAAATAGTCTTCTCTAAACTCGTTGAATTTTTCCATCGTATGCTTATAGTGTATGTTTGCTTTCTTCGATACGCCATAGTAACCATCAGCTGCCCATCCACTCAAAACTTCGGTCTCTTCTATTTGTGGATACACATATAGAAATGGAAAACAACATTCATAGTGTGTCTTCTTTACACATTCAATTTCACGACGAAGACGCATGAAATCATTTGATACGTTGTCAGTTGGAACTTCTATTGTCTTGCATGACCAACCCATGATGTTGCATATTTCATTTGCTTTTTGTGCATCATATGTTGGTTGATCTTTTAGATGAAAAGTATACGCTGTGATCTTCTTGCCCAGCCTATGAGCGGCAAGAGCCACAGAAATGCTATCAACGCCGCCGGATAAGAGTACAGCGACGTTGACATCCTTTGAAGATTTTTCTAGTTCATCGCATAGTATTTTGTCTATCATTATATGGTTTCAAAACATTCTCATAAATGCTGCTTGCCAATGCAGCCATCATCTTGGGCGCGACCATTCGACCGATACGTTCGGCTTGTTGATCAAAATTGCCAGTAAGAACAAAGTCCTCAGGAAGACTCATGATACGCTTCAATTCCTTGATCGTGAACTTTCTATTTTCGGCATAGTGAAATACACCTGAGACAGATTTCTGTTGTCCACGTTGTGTCAACGTAGGACATGGAAGATCTGGACATGGACGAATCATGTTGAAACATGATGCCTTTGGATTCCAATCGCGGTATTCCTTGTCGGAAGGCTTTGTGTGTCTTGTAGGATTGAATGGAAGTTTCGTGATCCAATCTTTTTGAAATCCTCCCATGACATAGTCCTTGAGTTCTTGAATCTCATTTGGATCGTTTTCTACATCTTCGATAGCTTGGCGAAGCGTCACATGCTTTGTATGTGTTGGATTAGGAAACACGGTTGAATGCATATTCAGAAAGTTCAAATCTAGAGCATCACAAACATCTTCACGAATGCATACGAAAAGAGTGCGCTCTCTACCTTGCGGAACTCCAAAGTCTGCGGCATTCAAGACTTGATATGTTACTTGATAGCCAATCTTTTCAAACGAGTTGATGAACTCATACAGCTTTTCTTTAGCTTCACCAAAAGTGATACCCTTGACGTTCTCGGCAACAATTACCTTTGGCTTGATTTCTTCGGCGATGCGAATGAATTCAAGAAACAGGTTTTCAATACTCTCGACAGTCTTTCCGTCCGAGTATTTCTTTACACCCTCTTGAACTTCAATATCACCTTCTTCAATGACATTGCCTTCGTCGTCAAAATATGAATTGCGTGTATCTTTGACATATCCAGCCCAACCCTTTTCTCTCTTGCCAGCAACAGAAAATGCAGAGCATGGAGGTGAGCCATCAAGTAAATCAAGTTCACCTGGCTTTAGACCAGCCGTCTCTAGAAAGTCCTTACCTGTCAATTTCTTGATGTCGCCGGGAATGATCTTTGTATCTGGAAAATTTGTCGAGTATGTCTTGATTGCTTCTTCAACGAATTCATTGATTGCAATGATATTTCCACCCGCAAGACGATAGCCGGTGGAAGATCCACCGCCACCTGCAAATGTGGAAATGACGTTGAACAGTCTTCTCGCTGAAGACTCTTTTACATCGGCAACAGTATATTTCTGGTACATCATATCATCCCATAAAAAACGTATTATACATCAAATCAATCGGTTTCTCTATACTTATTTTTCGTTCCAATATGAATCATCATCTTCCAATTTCCTTGCAATCTTATATAGTCTAATCATATGATCACTCATGTTGTCTTCGCCGTGAACATTGATTAGTCTATCGCGAAGCCAATGCAAAAAATCACTATCACTCATCATGAGATTATCCCAATACATGAATTCACTTTGAATCATTTCTAGTCATCTTAATACGCATCTTGCGTTCTTTTTCTCTTGCCATCATCAGAGTAGTTTTACCAACTCTCTCGGTAAAGCAAATGCCATCAAGATGATCATATTCGTGCTGAATGCAACGAGCGGTAAGACCAGTAAACTTGTCTTCTTTCCATTCACCACTAACGTGTTGATACTTGATCTTGATTTCTTGTGGGCGAGAAACTTTAAAGAATAGACGTTTGAACGTCAAGCAGCCTTCAAGATGATCATCTTCTCTTTGAGATCTTTCAATGATTTCTGGATTGAAGAATACCTGCTTGTTCGTATTGTCATATCCAACGACAAATACACGATAAGGTATGCCAACTTGCGGCGCAGCCAAACCAAGACCACTATGCTTGAACATCGTCTCGAAAAGAGATGACGCAAGATGAATTGGATCAATTGGCGGATTTGCAAAATCAAATGGCTTGCAAACTTGCTTCAATACTGGATCCGTAGATTTGACTAGATCATATATTTCATACGGTCTTATTGTTTGCGCCGCCGTATTGATCTTTAGCATTCCATTTTCTATCATCTTATCCTCACTTGATATTTGCAATCAAAGCCACATCTTCTTTATTAGCCAAATAACATCTGGCACGATAGATCGTATCAAATTTATCCGAATGAGATTCTTTTGTAAATAGTACAAGATTTTCCTTCAACAATGTTCTAGCCATTTCGTTGGCTAGTTTTTCTTTTATGAGATCTTCGAAGACCTGCTTCTTGTCTATCGACATATTTTCTAACCAAAATTCTGTCACAGTATGTTGTACCGTCACAATCTTGGTTTTTACTGCATGCGTTTGAACATTGGAAGAATCATCATTATACATCATTTCACAATCCTTGAAAAATTATTGATCTTTTCAAACTTTATAACTTTTTGACCTATAAATAGTTGTGGATCGCGGTGTGGGCACACCCATCCACTCTAACAGCTTAATAGGAGCTATCAGCAATGTATTACATTATATATCAAATCACTAATAAAGTCAACGGCAAAATTTATATTGGTGTCCATAAAACATCAAATATATACGATGATTATATGGGATCAAGTATATATCTGAAACGTGCTATAGGTAAATATGGTATAGACAATTTTATCAAAGATATATTGTACATATTTATTCATAAAAATGACGCTTATCGAAAAGAAAAAGAACTTGTGAATGAGGATTTTGTTAAAAGAAAAGATACTTATAATCTAAAAGTGGGAGGCGTTGGTGGTTGCGCTCTATCAATCAAAGAATCAACGCGAAATAAAATAAGACTAAAAACTTTAGGTGTTAAAAAAACAAAAAAACACGCAGAAAATATTCGCCTATCAAAATTAGGTAAGAAAAATCCCATGTACAACAAAAAACCTTGGAATTTAGGATTAAAAGGTATGTTTGTTTCCCCTAAAAAAGGTCAAAAGAGAAAATGGATAACAAACGGTATAGAATCAAAACAGATATTAATAGATGATTCTATACCATTCGGTTTCAAACCGGGACGACATGATAATGGTCTAAAAGGAACTAAAAGGAACTAGCCTCAGTAGAAATTCTTGAGAAATTGTTGTGCTTTACAAATGCAATTGTGCTTTTGAATTTATCCTGTAGCAATGCACCCTTGTGACTAATAACAAAAACATTGGTATCACTACTTATGGAGTTCAAAATCTTCAGTAGTTCTTCCGTGCCATTTGAGTCCAATGAGCTATCAAAGATTTCATCCAATATCAGCAAATTCGTATTCACGCTATTCTTCATCTTGGCAATTGCTCTCCAAGTGAACAGCAGTGCCAAGTCGATCTTTTGCTTTTCGCCTTCGGAGAAATTCTCGTAGGCAAATTCATCACGATGTCGAGACTTGATGACCTCCTCAAAGCTTTCATTGATATTGAAGTTGACATAGAACTCCATGCTGCTCAAATACTTGTTGATTAGCTTGTTCATAACTGGAAGATATTGCTTTATGATCTTGGTTTTGATACCAGTATCTTTCAGTAGAATAGAAACTTGTTCATGATGATGCTTATCATTGACCAATCTCTTCTCGTCTTCAACAAGATCATTCAGTTGCTTT